ATCTTTGTCATCAGACTCAACGATCATTTTTGCTTCGTTGAAACTGAGATTCTCTCGGAGGTATAACATATTTTTCAATGTCATCTACTATTACTTACGTGCCTTAAGGATGGCTTTGGTGTTTTGCTCGCCACGTTGGCCACCAATCTCACCTGTATGTGCTCCGGCCATTTTACCTGTAGCTTTAAATTCGCCTTGAGCATCAATGCCGCCACCTTTAACACGGGTCTTGAATGCTGTCTTACCTGCATCGCCACCTGGTGTATTCATTACTTTGCCAATTAGCGGCTTAGTACTTGGATCAGCTAGACCACCTTTAGTTCCGCCTGCTTTAACGCCTGCATCGCCATGTACTTCAACATGGTTCTGTGCGATATTACCAGCTGAACCACCCATATCATTCTTCATGTTATCGATCAATGACTTGGTGTTGCCTGATGCTTTGTAGCTTCCGCCAGTGCTTGCACCAACGTTTTGTAGTTCTGTTTTACCAGCAAGGTTAGCACCTGAACCGTATGGAACGCCAATCTTGTTAACATATTCCATCATCTTAGCTAGTTCATCTGCTCCGCCCATGTCGTCACCGCCCATATCTGGCTCGGCACCCATGTCGTCATCACCCATATCTGGTTCCATACCCATTTCTGGTTCTGCATCCATATGCTCTTCACCTTCTTCACCTTGTAGCAACTGTTCAAACTCTGCTTTTAGGTCTTCTAGTGCATCTTCTAAATCCATTACACGATCTTCGATCTGTCCTTCGCCACCTTCTTCGCCACCAAACGGATCTTCTTCGCTGTCTGCGTCATCTGATTCTGCGTCATCTGATTCTGCATCATCTTCTGCATCATCACCTTCAGTGTCATCTGATTCTGCATCATCTTCTGCATCATCATCTTCTGAGCTATCCGAATCACCGTAAGGATTTCCAGTATCTTTGCTGAAATCTTCAGCTAATAATTCTTCGTAAATTTCACGTGATTTTCCAACAACGATGTTGTGGAATATTTCTTTAGCTTGTTCTTGATCATCATTGATCAAAGCCTCAAGCATTGCTTCAAATTGAGCGCGGTCAGTCATGTTTATTTCTCCTGTGAATTGTGTAGTACAAGGCTGTAAGATATTTACTCTTTTACTTAAAAAGTAGGCAGATATAGGTCAAAAACGACAGATTTTTTCTATTAAACAGGAGCGCCAGGTGCTGGTGGCGGTACCGCGTACATATCGTGTATAAACTCTAGTTCGCGCTCTTGCTCTAGTATATGTGCTTCTGTGGTCTTGCGTAATTCGTTAATTTGTTTGAGAGTTAATCTTGTCTTACGTGTGTCGTCGCGATGCAACATGGCGTTATCACGGCCTGCATCATAGCGCAGATCGTTAGCCACATTACGTGTCTCGGGATCAATATAAAACAATTCTCGTAGTATCATACGAGTATTTATGCTACAGGGCCTGCGGCGCCGCCTGCTGGTCCGCCTGGTGCACCTGGAGTGCCGCCTGGGCTACCAGGAGCGCCTGCTTCTGACTCGGGAGTTTGCATATCTTCAGGTGCTGTCATATCTCCAGCCATACCTAAATCACCTTCTATACCGCTTGCACTCAAGCCTGCTGAACGTAATTCACCTGCGGCATCAGTGCTAGTAGGTTCGCCTTTGCCGTTTTCTTCTGCCCACATACGTTCGTTTTCTGCTACTTCTTCGTCTGTTAAACCGAGGAATCGTTTGGTAGCAAAACGCTTACTAATGTATGGAACAGCCTGTATAGTATTAAATGTATTAATACGTTCTGCATCCATGGATGCTTGCTTGCTTGATGCAAAGTTTAACGGAGGATTAAAGTTTAATTCAAAGATATTAGGATCTATATTAACACCTTTGCCGTACATATACATCTTAAATTCTTCGTCAAATACTGTGGTTATTAGGCTTTGTAGGCGTTCGCAGTACTTGTTAAATCGTAGTTCTTGTATGTAAGCAGTGCCCACACGACCGTCATTAAATTGATTTTGACTGTCTTCTGCACCAGTTGGCAAGTAGCTTGAAGGTATACGTAAGCCACGGAATAACTTGTTAGTAAAGTACTTTAAATCGTCAATTTCACCGATATTTTTACCGCCTTCTAGCATCTTAACATCACTGCCACGACCGTCTGCTGACTTAGGAAAGAAGTAGTCTTCGTTAATACTTAAAGGGTTGTAAGCAGAGTCTATAACATTATTGCCACCGCCTGTTTGGCTTGGAATTCTGCGTTGATGAATTTCATTTTTAACACGTTCTACAAAGGCCATTGCCAAGTGACTAGGCATATTACCTACATCAATACTGAACATACGACGCTCAGGAGCACGACTTATGCGATAGATTAAGATTGCATCTTCAATCAATTCTTTTTGTTTGTAGACTTTGTAGACGTTTTCTAGCAATGAGTTACCAAATGGAAAGTTATTATCTAAACCTTCACTTAAACTAAGATGTACCACGTGTTTTGCATCTACTGCTGATTCTTTCTGATTAAGACCAAAGCGGCTGGTGTTACCGGGTGTAGGACCTTTGCCACCGCCTGAACCACCGCTAGTGCCACTACCGGCAAAACTTCCCGATGGGGTTGCTCCGCCACCTTGTCTTGGGCCAACTGTTGGCGTAATTTGCGTAGCTACTAGGTTTTCAAAGTTTGGTGCTAGATCTTTAACAATATACTGCTCAGGCTTTTTGCCTTCGCTTTCGTTAACAATAATTTTAATTAGATTAGCAGGATCCAAGTAAGTCCATTTTTGATTTTCCGGATCACGGATAAAAAATGTATCACCGTATTTGAACACATTACGCACTATTTTAAAGATACGTACATCGAATTTTTGCACTTTGTTCCATTGACTTAGATACTCGCCTAGGATCTTTACTTCGGCATTAGTAGCTTTACTGCGCCATTTAACTGAGAACGGGCTCTTGCTATCTTTTAATTTCTGTGTGCAAAACTCTGCTAGAATATCCAGGGCCGCATTAACTTCTGGGTCGCTATCCATGACTTCATACTGACCATAACGCTCAATACGATTTGGACTACCAGTGTATACGTCAGGCAAGTAACTTGAGTAGTTTGTCTTAGCCGGGCCCGGACGATTGCCGTTCTGCCCGCCGATAGGACTTATTTCGCCGTTAACTGGTACTGGTGTAAAGAATTTTTTCCAACTCATCGTGCGTTAAGCCTCATACATGTTGTTTGACAAATTTTTAGTAACTCGAATCTGAGTTGAGGTGTTACCTGCAACCGTAGATGTATGCATTACTAGTTGTGACATAGTAGTACTTATCTGTTTAAGCACTGCGAGCATGTCGTTTAGAGCACTGCCCCCTAGGCCTGCTCCCCCTAGCATGCCGCCCATTGAGCCTTGTGCTTTGGCTAACATTTGACTCATTTGATCTTTAGTTGCAACTACTTCTTCTCCGTGGAGAATAGCATTCGTGCCTGCACCAAAATTTTCAAACATCTTATCAAATCCACTGCCGCTTAGGAAATCCTTTATTCCCGGACTACCGTTTAAACGTTTAACTTCTGGTTGTTTAGTTTCTAATGCTTTCTTTCTTTCTGCTTCTTCTAACGCTTTTCTTTCTTCTCTTGTTTTTGTAAGTAAATCCATCATTTCTTTAGTAGTAACACCAGCACCGTGCAGGCCTGCACTCACTGCACCTGTTATGTCGACATTTTCACCGTAGGGATTTTTTTCGCCTTTGTATCCCGAACTAGCCGCTGTTTCTAAAACTGTAGATCTAGTTATTTTTTGACCGCTTGCTGTTAACATCTGACTACTTAATAATCCAAAACCGTCTTTAACTTTTATTAGTTCGGGAGCAAGATCACGATTAGCTTGTTTTACAATACCTGTTGCTACGGCATTTTCTATATCTAATTCGCGTTGTTTTAATTTTAGAATAGCATCAGTACTAGCACTATCTCCTCGAGCTTTTTTTTGATCTTCAATTGCTTGTTTTTCTTTTTCAGTTAGACTTGCCCAGTATTTTACACGAGCTTGATATTCTTCGTCGGCTGTAAATTTAACACCTTTAGCTCTCTCCCCATCAATGAAAGCATCCATTGCTTTTCTTTGAGTAGCATTAGCGAGGAATATATCTCCACCATCTTTAGCTGTTGAGTTAAATGCACCCATAGTTGCTATTTGTAAAGTGTTCATATCACTAAACTGAGCGGCTATTTGTCCTTGAGCTAACTGTCTATCTTTTTTAGCTCCTTCTAGATCTCCTGCTTGGAATTTCTGTATAGACTGTCCCATAGTCTGTGCGCCTTCTCCCATAAGAACTAACGAATTGTTAGCTTTTTCTGTATAGGTTGTTCCGTAGACGTACATGTCTTTATAAAAGTCTCCCATGCCAGCTGCCTGTGCTTCCACATAGGCCATCTGTGCTTGTCTTCTATATTCTTCTCTCTTTGCAGGATCTGCTATTTGTCTAGCTTCCATTTCAATTTTAGCTTGAAAGGCCGCATCACGTTGTGCTTCTTTTAATTTTTCTTCTTGATCTTTACGAGCCATACCAGTTAATCTAGCAGTAAGCTCTAATTGCTCTGCTAATTGTCTAGCAGCCGCAATTTCTTTATCTCTAGCTTTGTCTGTATTAATGTTAGTTGCAGAACCTAGTGTAACAGACAAGGCCATAACATCGTTAAGTTCTTTATTAGTATATCCAAGTGTTCTTAAGCTGTCAGCTACTTCGGGTACATCGTAAAATTGTTTAGTTAAATCTGCAAATGCTCTAGTGCCTTGCTGACTAGTTCCACCTAGACTTCTTAAATTTATATTAGTAGCTCTAAGTGTTTCAGCAAAAGATTCTGAGTCAACTCTAGCACCACGAGCCGCAATAGCCATTTCAACTATTCCACCCTGGAATGAAATTCCAGCGTTGCTAAGTCCCCGCCATATATCTACTTGTGGTTCAATTCCGGATCTTAGTTTATTAAAAAATCCTGTGGTTCCGCCGACTACTTCTGATATACCATCAAATACACTAGATACTTTAACACCGCCCTTGGCTAGATTTTCAAACCAACTACCGTTTGACGGTCCCGTTCCTGCACCAGCTGCCTTCATAGCTTCTGCTGTAAACTTAGCCTGTCGTTTCATTTCCTCATCGGTCATAAAAAAATCCTAGAAATATAGTATATTTATAGGATCTAAGAACTGCGTACTTAATGATCTTAAGGTTTATTAGGCGCGGCTAAGTATCGTTTAACGTTGGGATCTGTGGGATTATTGTTGATATATTGCTGTACTCGGGTAGCGGCCATGGTATCTTTAAATCCCTTTTCGTCTGTTACCGGTGTGCCATCCACAAAGACTATATTTTTCATAGCGGCTTTCTGTGCTGGATTTAGTTCAGCATCTGGCTTAGGTTTAGGATTAGGTTTACCTGTAGCATTGTTGTACTGCTCTTTGCCAAAAGAAACTAAGGTATTCCAAGTTTCTCTTTCAACCCTTCCTACCCAAACTAGTTCAGTAAAGAATTTCTGTAGCCATTGTTGTCCCATTGGGCTTTGTAAAAACAAACTAATGCCTTCTATTAAAGCATATTCCGCCGCTATCGGACCAAATGCCGCCAACGCACCTATCGCTAGTCCAGGAACTGCTCCCGCTGTAAACAAACCTACAATAAGACCTGCTAGTATAGTAACCCATTTAGCTCGGCGCATGAACATGACTATGAACGGAACTAGCATTTCTGCAGTCCATACACCTAGATAAAAATCTTCCCACTCCTGCATCTTCTCGGGATCGTTTTTGTAGCGTTGTTGGATTATGTGTCTATGATACAGCAACTCAGCCGCAGGTGCTACAAATGCTATAAGTCGCAGAGCTATCAGCCATTTGCCACCTAGCTTTTGTAGCCAAGTGTCAACTAGTTCTTTTTTAGTTGCAGGACCCATGCCATTCTTAATAGCCCATGTTTCTAACTCTGCAATTTTCTGAGCAGAACCTATATAGGTCATTTCAACTTTAGCTTCGGCGATTACTTCGTAGACTTTCATAGTCATATATTTACCTAGACTAGCTTGCAGATAAAAAATACACCAAAAAGTGCGCATATAAATACAAGATAATCCGGAGTATTACTATGAGCACAAATCCATTACAAAAGTATTTTAGACAGCCAAAGATCTTTATCAAGTTACCATCTGGAGGAATTTATTCCAAACCCGGTACCGTACAGGGAGACGTTACGCACATGCCAGTCTACGGAATGACGGGCATGGATGAGATCATGATGCGCACACCAGACGCACTGCTAACCGGTGAAAGCACAGCTAATGTAATTGCCAGTTGCTGTCCTAACATCAAAGAAGCATGGGAAATCAGTGTTACAGATATTCTAATGATCCTCACTGCTATACGTATCAGTACCTACGGTAACACCATGCATGTGCAGGCTACCTGCACAGAATGCAGTGCAGAAAATGATTATGAAATGGATCTTAATCAAGTCATTGAACACTATATGAACTGTCGTTATGAAAACACCATAGTGCTTGATCAGATGATAATAAAGACACAGCCTTTGACCTACAAGCGTAGTACAGAGTTAAATGTTAAGAATTTCCAACTGCAACAACAGATGAATCAAGCGTTGAGTCTAGAAGATTCCGAAGAAAAACAAAAACAATACCAAGAAATTTTCAAAGCTATCAGTGATCTACAGTTAGAAATATTAAAAGCCAGCATAGAAAGTGTAGAAGTTGACGGGCAGGTAGTTACCGAACGTAGCTTTATTGCCGACTGGTTGGGCAACTGCGACAAATCTATTATTGATTCTATCAAAGATCTAAATCAACGCAACACCGACACTTGGAGTGTTCCCGAGTTTCGTGTAGAGTGTGATAGCTGTAACGCTGAAAATAAAGTTCGTGTAGAGCTGGATGAATCAAATTTTTTCGTCAAAGCCTAATCGGATTAGCATCAGACGAAATACAAAAACGTCTGGTTAGGCTAGATAACGAAATCAAAGAATTCAAGCAAGAACTATTTCGCATCAGCTGGTATATGCGTGGTGGTGTAACTGTAGACGAACTACTGCACCTTTACAGTTACGAAGATCGTGACATGATCTATAATGTTATCAAAGATAACATGGAAGCTACTAAAGAAACTCGTATGCCATTACTATAAGAAGAACTAGCGTTCTTCTGTTCTTCGCTTGCGCTCGAACTTATCTCTATTTCTATTATCGAATTATTAAGTGCGAAGCACTAAGATATTATCTAGATTGTTCAGTCACACTTTGCCCGAGCAGGGCAAAGAATCTTGACATTATCTGAGTTGAACATGTACACAGTAGCAATATGGCATTACAGAGGCGGTCATCCGGTACCTCGAGCCAAGTCTTTATACGACGGCAATCAACATATATTCGCTACCATACATGCTGACCTAGGGTTTTTCTCCCTTCTTTTTCCTTTTAAATCTTTTCAAACAATCAAACGGCAAGGATTTTGCCATCGGCGTCCTGTTAAGGATAGTGATTGAGTTCTCCCACGGCTGGAGATTCCGTCCCTGCGATCCGAGATCCAGGTATAGGGCGCACGATATTAGCCTGCGCTAGCTGTTATCCGTTAAGTTGTCTGCCTTTGATGTGTGATCCATGTACGCGAACCTGTATATGTCCGTTGTAGTAATCGTCTGATTCTAAAACTCGCCTGGAGAATTGCTCTCGTGCCTCTATATACGAGCATTCCGATTTTGAATTACAGTAGTAGAGTATGTCTCTTCGGAAGTGGTCGGTACCTAACTGCGTAACGTCCTTGGTCAGTTCAGGCGATGAACCATAATAGTCCTGCCAGTCTGAATCAATTTTGCTACGGATTCGTTTCTTTTTCTTTGTGCCGTTCTTTAACTTTACAGTCTTGTAGGTCGTCTTACTGAATTTTGCTAGTTTTTTGCCTATGTACTTGCGCCCTGTTGTAGTATTCGTTATTAGATATACGAATCCCACACAGGTTTCGGGTAATGTTTCTACTAGTTGATCTGCATAGTACCATGACATCAACTAGTTATTATCTTTGGTGCCTCTCCTAGTGCCTTTTTGAGCGCGACGAATCTTGCGTTCATCTAACTGCTCTCGTTTTTCTACTTGCCATTCTCTAATTGCCTTGCGTCGAGCCGAGCAGACATGGCGAATATCACTGAGCAAGTGCCGCAAGCGTATGGTGCTAGCATAGGTATCTTCAGCGAACCAGCGTTGATTCTCTTCAAAATATCTACGAAACACTCGCATCAACTCGGCATGTAGCTCTTCGTCTTTGTCAATCATTCTGTTATTTCTAGGTCCGTAGCATAGCTAGTGAACCCGTTTTCCTTGATAACTTTTAGCACATTGTTCACACGTCCGATCAATTCATCCTTGTGTGAGATTAAGAATATGTTCTTCTTGCGTTCTCGCGACATCTTCTTAAGTACTGCTAGTGCGCCTTCTACACCCGACGCATCAAGCCCGTTGTCTATCAATTCGTCAACAAATAACAGGTTAATTCCTTGATATAATGACTCCCAAACGTCTCTAAACGACCAACTCAAGCCCAGAATCAAGCGATTACGCTCGCCTCTCGACAGGTTATCAAAGTCTAGATCCTGCCCTAGCTGTGTGATTAACACGGATAAATCGTTTTGAAACAGCACAGAGTGCGGTAATCCCATCTTGTCTAGGTAGTAGGTCAAGCGATTATTGAGATAAGCAAGGTTCTGATCGATGATTTTCTTGCGAATAAAGCTGTCTTTTGACGTCAACAGCTTGAGCAAGAACTCCTGATGGTCCTTCAAGCTGGACAATTCGTTGACTCGATCCCAAGAAACTGTCTGCATAGCTGTATGTTTAAGCTCGTCTATCTGTTCTTGATAGGGATCTGACTCTCCGGCCTTGACTTCTAGCTGTGTTTCCAAGCTCTTTAGGTTGTTTTGATGCTTGAGTGCCTGCTCTAAGGTGTCATAATAGGTGTTAGGACGCTGTGCTACTTCGCCGACTGAAGCGATTTCACCGATGATTAGAGCCAGATCAGCTTGGATTTTATCGTGATAGCTAGTGGCATCAGTCATATGAGTAGTGGCTTCTGCCGTCATAGACTCGTGTTTATGGTCATGTAGCTCTTGATCACAAGCGTGACATTTACGGTCTTGCAGTTTAGCAAGCTCGCTAGCGTACTTTTTTACGCTTCGCTCCGCTTGCGCTACCGCGCTATCTAGCGTAGCCCGCTCCTTATTCAGGCTTTTTAGCTTTGCCGACTTGTCGTCGTATACTTTTAGCTCCGCATGCTTCGCAAGCTCAGCTTCTATATCTACGCTTTCTAGTTCTACGATCGCACGAGCTATCTTCTCTATTTCATTATGATGTTGAGTATTCCATGCACTTTGCTTGGTCGTCAAGCTATCAATACTCTTTTGTATACCTTCGTTGCTACGTTTAACTGCTTCTATATCAGCATTCTCTTGGAATATTTGATCTTTAGTTTCTTTTATTAGCTCTTTAAGTGTTTCTGCCTTCTCGCTTAACAGAGTAATGCCCAGTAACTGTTCAATAATAGCACGTTGATCATTGGCTTTCATGCTTAAGAACGGCTCAGTGTAGGTGTTAAGTGCTACGATATGCTTGAACATATCGTGGCTCATGCCAAGTAGATCGTCTAGATCCTTCTGAGTTTCACGCATATCGCCTTGAGCATCATCTGTTTCTTCAGCAGTTTGTGCCTGATCATTAACAAAGAACTGTAGCACATTAGGTTTGCGTCCACGTTCAATGCGATATTCAATACCATCTTTTTCAAATGCCAATGTAACTAGCATACCTTTATTGTTAATCTTATTAACAAGGTTATCTTTTTTAATATTAGTCAGGGCATTGCCATATAATGCAAAAGTTAATGCATTGACAATAGTAGTTTTACCTGTACCGTTACGTGAACCGCTGTCGTCACCTCCTTGATCTAAGTTTTCTCCTAGTACAAGTGTTAGATTTTTCTGCGCAAAGTTTACAGCCTGGGTTTGATTACCCACGCTCATAAAATTCCTAACGGTTAATTCCTTAATATTAATCATAGGCTACTATAAATTTCCAGCAATTTGTTTTTGTCGTATGTTTCACTATCAATACTAATGATTTGATTACTTACAATTTGATCAATACTTTCAAATGCTTGAATATCTATATTTGTATTGATCTCAATCTCTTTCTTTTCTGCTATTAAGGTAAGTTCACGGATATCATAATCAGCAATAAACTTCTCTTTGATAAAACTTGCTTCTTCAAAACTAATATCTATGTCTAATGCTACACGTAAATGTTGTTTAGGAAGTATAATTTCATCTGCACGGTCAATTAGTTCACTTAATTTTAGTGTACGGAACGTAGGTTGCCCTGGCCAACTATGATATGTAGGAGTTCCGTCCCACTCTAATATCATCATACCTCGATCGTCATCCCATGCATCACTATAGTTGTGCGGGAATGCATTACCTATATAGATCATATTTTCATTTTGCTGGCGCTTATGGAAGTGCCCACTGAATCCTAATTCGAATCCTCTGAAAGCATCTACTTGTAATTCGCCGTGATCCGGCATTTGTACCATAGCATTCATAAAGAATTTAGGCAATTCGAAATGACCGAAGCAGTATTTGCCTTTCATATTCTTTATTCGTTTCCATTCGTCCCCAACAAGCCAGGGACATAGTGTAACACCGCCGATAGTAGTAGGCTCGTGTACAACAGTAACGCCGGGGATATACTTGCCAAATTCAACTGAATGAATGTCTCGTTTATCTTTGTAGTACAAATCATGATTGCCGGGAAAAAAGTAAAAATTATCAAATGCTTGACCGAGTTTTTCCAAGGCACGTAAGCTATAATCCATCGTAGTGATATTAAGACTATTACGATTATGATGCCAATCACCCATAAAGATACCTGTATCACAACCTTCCTCCTTGGCTTTTGCAATATACCAGTCTACAAAGTCTTCGCAATCTTGGTTATGTACACTACTATTAGATTTAAGTCCAAAGTGTATATCCGTGAAGGCGGCAATCTTTTTAAACATATTACTCATTAATAACATTCCTTAACGATATAGTATGTAGGTTTAGGATATTTGTCTACAATATTGTTTTCTTTGATCCATTTGTTCATTGCCGGAGCATTGAAAAACATCTTATTAATGATAACTTTATGTGTAGCTGATTCTACAACACTGAGATAGTTACTTTTACTCACTAGGTGCTTCTCCTTCAAATCGTTTTAGAGCGGCCGCATGTTCGCCAGCACCAGTTCTACTATAACTTGGATTCATCCCGTTAATTTCTAAGATGTCATCGCGGATATTTTGATTACGTTTTTCTATATTAATGACACGTACAAAACTATTAGTAACAGCGGCAGTGAAATACGCAAACGGATTGTCTGATTTTGATTCATCGAACTGTAGTCCTATCTGCGTTAACTGTAAAATAGCCTGCCCTTTCATTTCATCGTTGTATGTGTATCCTCGAACATTGCCACGTGTGGCATATCGCTCGCATAACTTTAACATCATACGTGCTAGATTGTTAGTAATTTGGCCAGCATCTTTATCAAACTTGCCTTTGACTAAATCGCCCTTCCAGTGACTTTTACCTACGCAAACTAGTTCGTCTGCATCGTTATATTTCCAATGTTGGAATGGTGGAAAATTTACTTTATCTCTATGATCGGCAAGACTCTTTGGATTCTTTTTACGAGTATTGTTAAGCGGAATATGATCAAATGTCATAACTCGGAAGACGACATCCGTTTTTTGTATCTTTTTATAGTCAACTTCGCAGTCTGCTTGTTTGACTTTTTCTCCGGCCTTTTTACGAGTAGCGTATTCTAAATCGCCGATTCGTTTTGCTCGATTACGCTTGGCTTCTGCCACTGTACGTATGTTGATCTTCTCAACACTAGCTACAATCATATCATACTGGTGAAATTCTGGTTGGGTAAAGACGCAGTACGAACTTTTTGATTTGTGTATCTCTAACAACATATCCTTGTTGTTTAGGTAATTTACTTTAGCTGTCATTAATTAAGTCTCCGGAATGTTAAGTATAAACTACGCAGTTAATAAAGTCAAATAAATAATACACCAAAAGAGGATTCATTATGGCAGTTACAGGAAGAGCAATAACACGATTTGGCGCAAGCTCAAATCTTATAAGCGGTGCTGGAAACGTTTCAAAAAAAATATCAAGCGGATTAGCTGGTATAACGGCAGTCAGCGATCTTGGTTCTGCGATACGATCCGGTGACATTTCATCTGGTGCTGAGGCATTGGGCGACTTGTCTAGCTCCTTTGCTAGCTTTGGCGGAGATGCAAACGAAAACGATTGGCGTGTCAGATTAAGTCTCCCTACTTGGCCAAGCTTCAGATCGAGCCCTGTACTTGCGCCACTAAAAGATGCCGGTGGATTAATATTTCCATATACTCCGCAAATTACTATTCAAAGCAGTGCTACGTATAATGCTGTAGAAACAGTGCATACAAATTATAAATTTCAAGCATTTAGAAATAGCGATCCAGGAACAATTACAATAACAGCCCCAATGAACGTTGAAGACCCAACACAAGGAATTTATTGGATTGCCGCGGTTCATTATTTACGCAGTCTAACAAAAATGTTCACAGGTCTTGATCCTAAAGCAGGCAACCCGCCTCCGATAGTTAAATTAAATGGGTATGGCAATTATGTTTTCAAAAATGTTCCTGTAGTTATTACACAATTCTCAACAACACTGCCTAATGATTGCGACTATATTGGAGTGCCGGTTGTAGGAAGTATGGCCGGCGCCATTGAGGGAATTGCTGATTCGATCGGTGGCGTTGCAGATAGCTTGGGCGGAGCCATTCCGGGTCTAGGTCCTATAGCAGAGGGAATAAGTAGCATAGCAGGCGGAGTTGGTCAGATTGCTGGACTAGCAGGATCGTTAGGACTTGGCGGAAAAACTAGTGGCGGAGTTAGCTACGTTCCAACGAAAAGCCAATTCCAAATTACACTACAACCAATCTACAGCAGAACTGCTTCACGTAAATTTAGTCTCGACAGATTTGTAGGTGGCGGCTATTTAAATAACTCTTTTGGATATATCTAATATGGCAACATATACAAATTCAAGTCCCTGGTACACGACTAATATAGCTAACAATCATCTCGATGTGTTGTCAATCAGGTCAGTTAGCTCCGAAGTTGATGATTTTCTGTATACCATACAACCACAGTATACATTCCGTCCAGACTTATTAGCCTATGACCTATATGGAGATGCCGGTCTGTGGTGGGTTTTTATTCAACGTAATCTTGATGTACTACAAGATCCAATACTTGATTTTGTTCCAGGCAAGCAGATTTACCTTTGTAAAAACAGCAGTCTAAAATCAGCATTAGGTTTATAATATGAGTGGAGTAGATGGTTTAGTTAAAGCGGCAGCCGCCACAACAGCAGGCATCTCGGCAGTACAGAGTCTAACGTCATCCGGCCCTGCTAGTGGAATAACTGCGGCCGCAAGTGCTGGCGGCGGCATTACAGGATTTTTCAGTGCGTTATTTACAGGCGCCGGCAAAACAAAACTACCAGTTCCAAATCCGTTGTTAAATTATGCCAGCTACACTTACCAGATAGGATTAGGTGTATTAACTAATGCACAGATGAATAGCCCCGACCTTTATATGAAAGGCAATCAGATACCATTAATACTTAAAGATGCCAGCGCCAGTCCGCAGAACAGAGTAAAAACACCCTACGGCACTTTTGAGTTTTATATAGATCACTTAGAAATTAACTCTTTACCAGTACTGCAAAAAAATGCTATATCAAATGTTACAAACATAACATTTAAAATTATTGAACCGTATAGCATGGGAATGTTTATGGTAGCCTTACAGGCAGCGGCAGGCAGAGCAAAACATAAAAATTGGATACAAGCACCTTATATACTTACTATAGATTTTAGAGGAAACACAGAATCAGGAGCAATGTCTAATATACCAAACACTAGTCGTAAGATTCCGATAAAAATTACAAACGCTAATATGACTGTAACTGAACAAGGATGTGTATACGACGTTTCGGCAATCCCCTGGAACGCACAAGCACATTCAACTGCTGATTCCGGATTAAAAACAAACATATCTATCTCGGGAAAAAATATACAAGAAATATTACAAACTGGCGAAAATAGTCTTCAAGCAGTTATCAATAAAAAATTAAAAGAACAAGCAGATCAAGGAATAGTAAAAGTACCAGACGAGGTCCTGATACTATTTCCAGACCGCATAGAAACGGCAAAAGCTCCAGCAGCCAATGATCAAGTCGAAGGTAAGTCTGCAGCCACATCGGGCACAACTGCTGACGATATCGGAAAAAATATTGGAGTTACTCGAGATCAGAAAAATGGTACTCTGGTTCAATCAGATGCTTCTTGTAATGCTATAGGAAAAGCGAAACTGGGGTTCAGCGAAATAAGAAGCGGTGATGCACCGGCAGGTAAAGAAAAAGACGTATGGAAAGAAAACAAGGGAATCTATACTAGAGGAAACTTAGTAATAGATCCGACAACAAACGAAATGCGATTCACGCAAAACATGGATATTTTTAATGTTATCAACCAGGTAATAATGATAAGTGATTATTCAAAAAATGCCATGAGTAAAGGAAATCTAACAGAAGACGGCCAACGTCAACTATGGACTATTGATGCGCAGGTTTTTAATATTAGTTCTGATGAAAATCTTGCTTTTACAGGTATGTATCCTAGACTAATAGTCTATAGAGTACTGCCTTATCTAGCACATAGTTCTGCTATCGCACCGATGAATCAAGCTCCTGTAGGTCAAGCAAAGCTAGAAAAACAAGTAGCTAAAGTTTATAACTATATCTATACTGGAAAAAATACCGACATTATACATTTTAATATTAAATTTAATGCAGGGTTTATAGGAAAGATGGGCCAGGCTAAACTTAATCAAACACAGGATGTTAAAAACGAAACTAAAGAAAGTGGAGCCGCCCGAGAACAAAAAGAAGATGTGCAACCAGTCGGAGAAGGAAACACAACGCCGGTTACGGGAAATTTTTTAACAAGAGCCATACGAGCATTTGAAAAATGGACGGGCTCGGATATGTATGGTGGCGGCGGACCTGAAAATCTCGATACCAGAGTCATGCGATCGTTCTGGGATGCGGTAACTAGCCAGACCGAGATGGTAAAGATGGATATGGAGATACTCGGCGACCCCTATTATATTATACAAAGTGGCATGGGATCTTATTCTGCCAAACCTGATTCACAAAATCTCAACAATGACGGCACCATGGCACATCAAAATGGACAGGTATTTGTCATTGTAAATTTTAGAACACCTATTGATATTAACCTTTCGACAGGATTGTACGACTTTGGAAAGTCAGCTAAAACTGGCCCGGTGACCATGTGGACTGGACTATACAAGGTCACACAAATACATAACAAGTTCAACGCCGGTGTTTTTACACAGCAGTTAGAAGCTATTAGATTACCTAATACAGAGCTACCTAAAAAATATCAAGCTACAGCATCAACTATCTACGGCGCCGATAAACCAGCGCCGCCAGAAAAAGTACCGGCACCTAAATCATGACAGACCGTATAGACTATAATCTTCCTAAAGAAACTTCAAGATCTGGGCCCGGTCCTTTCCTAGCCACAGTAATAAGTCACGTTGATAAGACTTATATGGGATCGTTAGAAGTTGAAATACAAGGCCCATCTGGAGCATCTGCTACACAAGGACAAACACATACAGTAAAATATATGAGTCCGTTCTACGGAGTAACAAAAATTAGTGAAGTAGCTACTGATCCTAATCAAAACAACTATACTAATAGCCAACAGAGTTATGGCATGTGGATGGTGCCGCCTGATCCAGGAACAACAGTAATGATAATCTTCGTTAACTCGGATCCTAAGCGTGGATACTGGATCGGTTGTGTTCCTGACGAGCATATGAATTTTATGTTACCCGGAGCTGCCGCAACACAAAGTACTGTAGAAACTACTACTGGAGACAATAGTGTGCCTGAAGCACATCTTGGTCGCGCTCCGACTGGCGAATATAATAAACTTATTGCAGAAAATAAAAAATCTGGTGATCCTGAATTTAAGAAAAAACCACAACACCCTCTATATACTATATTACAAAATCAAGGATTAAGTTTAGACGATGTTCGGGGAATAACAACTAGTAGTGCAAGGCGAGAATTTCCTAGTTCTGTATTTGGTATTAGCACTCCAGGACCGTCAGACAAGACACCAGACGGAAGAAGAGGACCAAAGGGGAATAAAGAGAATAGGATCAACAAGGCTCCTCTTAGTCGACTTGGCGGCACCACTTTTGTCATGGACGACGGTGACGACAAATTTGTTAGGATGACTAAAGCAAATGCTGGCCCACCCGAATACGAAGCATTAGAAGCATTGCCTGATACGCAAGCACCGAGCGGAGATATAACAATTCCACACAACGAGTTGTTTAGAATTCGCACTAGAACAGGTCATCAGATACTGTTGCATAACAGCGAAGATTTAATCTACATTGCCAATGCCGCAGGTACTAGCTGGATAGAAATGACCAGCAGTGGTAAAATTGATATTTTTGCTGCCGATAGCATTAGTGTACACACTAAAGCAGATATGAATTTTTATGCTGATCGAGATGTTAATATTGAAGCTAAAAGAAATATTAATATGAAAGCTACTGGTCGTATACAAGTTGAAACTAAAGATAAATTTAATTTAATTGTAGCTAAAGACGGGTTTATCACAACAACTGGCAACCTGCAGGTCAACACAACCGGCCTTAATAACTTTACATCTAAACTTGCAACAAATATTAATAGTAGTGCGAACATCAATTTTACATCTGGTGCTGATACTAATCTTAAAGCTGGAGCAAAATTTACACAAAACGCCGCAGGCTATTTTTCATTACCCGGATACGGAGGAGTTGCACCAGTTTCTGCAATAGCACCTGCTGCCTCAAAAGCAACAGCATTGTCGGTCTTTGACAATTTTTATAATTCAACAGGCGGAAAAATTTCTAGTATTATGAAGCGTATTCCCAATCACGAGCCATGGCCGCAACATGAAAATCTAGATCCTATGTTTATGACAAACAGCTCTACTGATAGAGAAAATTCAGAAGCTATTAAGTTTACCGCAAATTCAAATAATCAGCTAGTACCAAAGTACTACACAGTTTATACAACCGCTACAGACACCTTTACAAAATATAAAGGTACTGCAAGTGGTCCTAAATCAGGAGGACAATAATGTCCAACAGCCTACATACTAAAACAGTAATAACAGCAAAAGCCACAGTTAATTCAGCATCTAGTCCAAGAAAGTATAGAGGGTTCAGCACAGTCAGTACTAATACACAAAATTTTGCATTGTATGATTTTGAATTAATTAAACAGGATTTATTAAACAGTTTTCATGTGCGCCAAGGGGAAAGATTGATGAATCCTACGTATGGTTGTGTTATATGGGATCTATTATTTGAACCTCTTACTGACGACATTAAAGAGCTAGTATTGCAGAATGTTAATCAGATACTTAATTCTGATCCACGTGTACAAGCTAATAATGTTATCGTAACTACCTACGATACTGGAATACAAATAGAAGCTGTGCTAACGTATGTGCAATATAATCTTCAAGAACAATTACAAATACAGTTCGATCAAACCAACGGTTTAACAGCGCAGACCGTATAAAATACGCACATAATTTTATCAAATAAATACTGTTATTAGGATCAATCATGAGTTCAACAACAAGACAAAATAATCTGCTACTAGCAGAAGATTGGCAAAAGATATATCAAAGTTTTAGGAACGCAGACTTCCAAAGCTATGATTTTGACAATCTACGTCGTACGATGATTGACTATATCCGTACAAATTTCCCAGAAGATTTTAACGATTATATTGAGTCAAGCGAGTACTTGGCCCTTATCGATCTTATTGCTTTTATAGGTCAAAGTGTTGCTTTCCGTGCTGATCTAAATGCACGTGAAAACTTTTTAGAGCTTGCAGAACGTCGTGATAGCATCTTACGATTAGCTCGACTAGTCAGTTACAATGCTAGAAGAACTGTGGCGGCACAGGGACTATTAAAATTTACCACCGTACAAACAACAGAAAATGTGCTTGACAGCAACGGCCGTGATCTTGCTGGACAATATGTGTCTTGGAACGATAGTAGCAATCCTAACTGGTATGATCAATTTATTAAAATTCTAGATGCGGCATTCCCACAGCAACAACAGTTTGGAAATCCTGCAGATAGCGCAACAATTTACGGAGTGCCCACAGCCCAGTACAGGTTTAATGCTAACAACAAAGATGTGCCGGTTTATTCATTCTCTAAAACTATTGCAGGCCGTGGAATGGATTTTGAAATAACCAGTACAACATTTACCGGACAAACATTTATATACGAAGAAGCTCCGAAGATTGCTAATCAAATATCTTGCATCTACAAAGATGACGGCTATGGTGCCGGTAGTCCGGGAACAGGATTTTTCTTTAACTTTGTTCAAGGTACATTAAACACTGGAACATTTACAGTTTCAAATCCTAGCACTAATCAATCTATAGATATTAATACACAAAATATCAACGATTCAGATGTTTGGTTATATGATGTAAATCAAAGTACCGGTCTAGAACATACCTTATGGTTAAAAGTTCCTGCACTAACCGGTAATAATGTTATCTACAATTCATTAAATCAAACAACTAGTACAATCTATGCTGTGGCTACTAAAGTTGGTGATGCGGTTAGCTTGAATTTTGCAGATGGTACGTTTGGCAAATTACCCAACGGTGATTTTAGAGTTTACTACAGAGTTAGTAACGGCTTAACTTATACTATCAACCCATCGGATATTGTTAATGTGTCTATTGCAATTCCCTACATATCTGCTCTAGGAACAAGTGAAACATTAACGATAGGATTGAGCCTAGCCAGTTCAGTTATTAATGCAACTGCTTCAGAGACAAACGCTAGTATAAAACAAAATGCTCCACAGACTTACTATACACAAAATCGTATGATTACTGGAGAGGACTATAATATTAGTCCCTTGTCAGCTAACTTACAGGTAGCAAAAGTAAAAGCTATTAATAGAACATCGAGTGGTATTAGTAGATATTTTGATCTAACAGATCCTACCGGAAAATATTCAAGTACAAATCTTTTTGCCGACGACGGAGTTTTATATCAGCAGTTTTACACTACGGGTACAACATTCTCTGCCTCCGGAACTCAAATAACTGGTGCGTATGTACAAGGTGTTATTGACAATACTGTGTTGCTTATCCTTGAAGATCCTAATCTTAGAAATTTCTTTTATTCAACATTTGTTACCTATACTGCGGCCAGTCTTAATGTGTCTTGGTATGCAGTGACCAGTGACAGCAACAGTACTAGCGGATATATTGGAGGCGCAACTACTAAGATACCGTTTGCTGTTGGAACATATACTCTAACAGATTTAAGTTATGTAACTGCAGGTGCTATGATTAAATTTACAGCACCGGCTGGTAAGTATTTTAATACCAAGCAGGCTAATGCTATTACAACAATACCAACAATTGGTGGGCAACCTTTAGTGCCAGCTAATGGCGCAAGCTACTTGTGGGCTAGAGTAGTTTCAGTAAAAGGAGATGGTACAGCTTCTGGTACAGGTACATTATCAACAGGATTTGGTCCGATAATCCTAAGTAAGGAGATTCCAACAGGCGCTGTAGTTTCGGCTGTTATGCCGCATTTTTCAACATCGTTAACTACTAGTGTTCAGACATCAATGGTTGATCTAATACTAAGTAACTCAACATTTGGATTACGTTATGATGCAAGTTCTGCTAGTTGGCAAATTATCTTTGAACAAAATTTAAACACTACTTCTCCGTTCAGCTTGCAATATCAAGGCAATAATACTAACACTCAGTTAGATGCTAGCTGGCTACTATTATTTACAACTGACACACTAACATACACGATCACCGAACGTGCAGTGAGATATGTTTTTGAAAGTGATGCAGAGGTGACATTTTATTTTGATGATACTGTTAAAATTTATGATGTAGTGCAATCGAATACAGTTACGGATACTATTAAGATATTAAACATTAATACTCAACCAGATAGCGCATTTCCATTCACTACTGATTACCACTGGCAGGTAGTATCTGAATCTATCGGACAAGACGGCTATATCGATCCTAAAAAAGTTATAATAACTTTCGCAGACCCAAGTAACAGCGGTGTTGTTGACAATCCACAGCAGTTTTTAGATATTGTAGCACCGTCAACTAATACATTAACCAAGTATATTGTTGAGAAAAAATATGAAATATCTCTAGGACAAGAAGATTACAAATATGTAACTAATAATCCGTTAACAGGCCCTGTAATTATACTTCCTACTCAAAGTGCCGCATATCCAGTGAGCCAATGGACAACTGGACAGTATTTTTATTTTGTTGATTCACAAGTAGTTGTACAATATGTTCCTACTAGTACTACTCAACAACTTCAACCTACATTAGATTATAAAGTTTATGCAGGTAGAGATAATCTGCGATTTCAATACACTCACAGTGCTAGCTATGATTCAAGGATCGATCCCGGGTCTAGTAATATTATTGACATCTATGTATTGACACATAGTTATGATATGGCATTTAGACAATGGGTCGCTAAAGGTGCTCCTCAGGACGGATCAGAGCCGCTACCGCCAAGTCAGAGTGAATTAAATACACTACTAGCACCTAATTTAAATCTAATTAAATCAATATCAGATGAGATAATTTATCATCCGGTAAATTATACACTATTATTCGGAACAGCAGCCGACGCTAATTTACAAGCGACATTTGAAGTTATGATCAATCCATCATCGGCAATAAGTTCAGCTAATGTTATTGCAAGGATATTAACAGCAATTAATCAATTCTTTGCACTTGAAAACTGGTCGTTCGGTGACACCTTCTACTTTACAGAGTTATCAACTTATGTAATGAATCAGTTAGCACCTGATATTACTGCATTTGTGATAGTTCCAGTGCAAACAGGTCAATATTTTGGTAGTCTATTTGAAATAACTTGTCCTAGCAACAGCATATTTTTAAGCTGTGCTACGGCAGCAAATATACAAGTAGTGTCGGGATTAACCAGCACTAATCTTAAAACTGTAACAGGTACAGCACTAGCTGAAACAGTGTCTAGTCAACAAATCACTAGCGCAAATTATGGGGCAAATAGTTAATGGCTAACAGTATTCTTCCACCCGGCGGACTTGGTGTAAACTTTCTTCCTGATTTTTATCAGACTCCGGCTAACAAAAAATTCCTGCAAGCTACAGTTGATCAATTATTTCAACCGGGTACAATTACTAAGACCAGTGGATTTATCGGTCGTGAAAATGCTAAAGCCGCTACCGGCACTGATGTTTATGTAAAATCAGCTACTACTCCTAGACAAAACTATCAGCTAGAACCAGGCATAGTAATTAAGGATGAGTTAGATAACGTAAAGTTTTTTAAAGACTATCAGGACTATATTAATCAATTAGGAGTATTTGGAGCGAATACTAGCAATCATGCTCGTTTAAATAAACAAGAATTTTACAGCTGGGATCCGCATATTGATTGGGATAAGTTTGTTAACTTTCAAAACTATTACTGGTTACCATATGGACCTGACGCTATACGAATTTATGGTCAGCAAGCAACTGGCGTTAGTACATATACTGTAGAAATACAATCCGAAGGTGATGTTAACGAATATCTATTCACACCTAACGGTCTAACATTAAATCCTACGATTAAATTATATCGAGGTCAGACCTATAATTTTAGTGTTACTAGTGACGCAAATCCATTTAGCATTATGCTTTCTAGATCAACCGGTACTGGTTCGAGATACCATAGCGGTGTTGTTAATAATGGAGTAACTAACGGAATACTAACATTTACAGTTCCTATAGATGCTCCTAATCTACTATATTATCAAAGTGAATCTGATATAGCACTAGGCGGTGCAATAGAAATTTATGATTTCTTGGATAATTCATACATTGATGTAGTTAACGAAGTATTAGGTAAAAAGAATTACAAATTAAGTAACGGGACTCAATTAAGTAACGGCATGAAAGTGGAGTTTGGTGGTAATGTAACCCCGGCTAGTTATGCTTCAGGCAAATACTATGTAGAAGGTGTAGGTACTGCAATTAAACTAGTGCCCGAGGCAATATTAGAAATAGTAACACCTTACACAAAAAACGAATCTATAGAATTTGATGCAACACCGTTTGATGTTAGCCCGTTTGATGACGCCACCGGATTTGCCACTTTACAAGATTATGTAGTAATTAATCGTGCTAGTAAAGACCATAACCCGTGGACAAGATATAATCGTTGGTTTCATAAAGATGTAATTATAACATCAGCAACTTATAACAACGATACTCCATCGTTAGATCAAACAGCTAGAGCAGTTAGACCAATTATAGAGTTTGAAGCAGATCTTAAATTGTTTAACATGGGTACTACTGCTACAACAGATATCGACTTAGTTGATGATTTTACTACAGATGTATTTTCAGCAATTGAGGGCACGACTGGATATAATATAGATGGTGTACAACTAGTACAAGGACAGAAAATATTATTTTTAGCTGACACAGACCCTCTTGTACAAAACAACATATACGAAGTTGGGTTTGTTAATATCCAAGGAACTATCAGAATAACATTAACACAGATAGCAACACCGACTTTAAATCAATCGACATTAGTATTACAAGGATTAGCAAATCAAAGTTTGATGTATTGGTTTAACGGGTCGACATGGATTAAAGGGCAACAAAAAACAAATACTAATCAAGCGCCATTGTTTGATATAGTTGACGACAATGGTATAAGTTACAGTGACGAAATGACCTACACCGGTACTACATTTACCGGAACAAAATTATTTTCTTATGAACTAGGTACAGGGATTGCTGATAAAATTCTAGGATTCCCATTAACCTATCTAAATGTTGCGAATATTGGTGATATTGTTTTTAGTTTTAATTTAGCTACAGATACTTGGAAATGGAAACAAAATGGTAGTACTGTTACAAAACAGATTAGTGCAGGATACTTATCAAGTTTAGATTATGCAGGTAACAAGATTTATATCAATGGTTGGCAAATTTGCAATACTACTACAACACAAGCGTCGGTAAGGATTTATAAAAATTCAGGATTAACAAATAAATTTAATCTTGATGTATACGATGATATTAACAATCTAACTGATTTAGAAGTAAAATTATATGTCAACGGCGTCCGCTTAGAACCTACTAAATGGACATTGGTAAAAAGAACAGATTATTATCAAATAGTTTTAACCACTCCTATAGAGCTTACAGATGTATTAACTATTAGAAGTTTTTCAGCACAGCCTATAAACGAGAATGGTTATTATGAAATTCCACTGAACCTACAGAATAATTCTTTAAACAGCGATATCAGTACATTCACGCTAGGCGAGGTAATGGATCATGTTAATAGCATTATAGATAATATACCGCAGACATACGATACAACTCATAATAGTATTAGAGATTTAGGAAACGTTACACAATATGGTACAAAATTTGTACAGCACAGCGGCCCTCTCAGCCTTGCAATATACCATGTTACTTCGGAATCTAATAATATCATCAAAGCATTAGAAACTGCTAGGGATGATTATAATTCATTTAAAAGAAATTTTATAGCTCTTGCAGGATCGCTAGGCGTTGATGCAACTTCGACTCAGTTAGTTGAATTAATTTTACAAAAACTCAACGCAAATAAACCTAATACGTCACCTTATTATTTTAGTGACATGGTTCCGTACGGAGCTGCCACTACTACTAATTTAACCGTAGTTGATTATAGAATAAAAACATATCCGCTAACTGCTGTATTTTCTCTAGATAAATTAAGCAATAAGGCTGTTGGTGTTTACCAGACTAGTGTACTAACTAAAGTTAAAACACAATTAGCTTATGGTCGAGACTATACATTCAGTGACCAAGGGTTTGTTGTAATTAGCGATAGCTTGGTTCTTACTAATGGCGATACAATCACAACTATCGAATATGATTCAACTGACGGTTCTTATGTACCGGCAACACCTACTAAATTAGGCATGTGGCCTGCATATATTCCTAAAATTTATCTAGATACTACTCTAGTTAATCCACAGAATGTAATTCAAGGGCACGATGGTAGTATTATTTTAGCCTATGGCGATTACAGAGATGATTTAATTTTAGAATTAGAACTGCGCATCTTTAATAATATCAAAGTCAAGTACGATTCAACAATTTTTGATATCGGCAATGTAATCCCAGGATATAATAGAAAGACCGATTACTCCTTATTAGAGTTTAATCAAGTATTAGCACCTGCATTTTATCAATGGTCCGGACTAGTTGGTATTGACTTTACACTACCGTTGAGTTACGATCGTAGTAATCCGTTCACATTTAATTACTCGCAGGACGCGGCACCGAACCAGACAGCAACTCCGGGTTATTGGAGAGGTATATATCGTTGGATGTTTGATACCGATCGTCCGCATCTATGCCCTTGGGAAATGTTAGGATTCAGTGAAGAACCTACTTGGTGGGCCAGTGTGTACGGTCCTGCACCATATACTAGTGATAATCTAGTCCTATGGGATGATTTAGCTACAGGCGCAGTGCGCCAGCCTGGGAAACCCTTAAAGGTATTAAGTAAGTATGCCAGACCTGTTTTAACTGGTCATATACCAGTTGATGAAAGCGGAAATCTATTAAGCCCGGCAAGATGCGGCCTAGCAACCGGATTGATGATAGCGAGTACCGGAAATGATTTTGTATTCGGCGACGTTAGCCCAATAGAAGCTACATGGCGACGCAGTAGCTATTATCCATTTAGCGTAATAGTAGCTTCGATGTTATTAACACCTGCAAATACGTTCGGCATATTATTAGATAGATCTAGAATTGTTCGCAATCTTGCTGGACAACTTGTTTACTCTGATACAAACTTACGTATACAACCTGCCGATGTTCTAATTCCAAGTGTATATACTAGCACAACTAGAGTACAAACTGCAGGTATTGTTAATTATATTGTTGATCTTATTTTAAATATTATCTTTAGTAATAATCAAGATGCTTACAGATCATATCAATCAGATCTAATGGCACTAACTCCTCAGCTGAGTTATCGAATCGGAGCATTTACAAATCAAGATCAATTTAATCTACTGTTAGAAAGTAAAACGCCATCGGCGACCGGCAGCGTCTTTATTCCAAAAGAAAGCTATAAAATATTTTTAAATTCGTCTAGCCCTACACAGAAGATTACTTATAGCGGAGTTATAATTACAAAACTATCGAGTGGTTTTGAAATTAAAGGTTATAGTAAAACCCAACCGTACTTTTTCTACTTAGATTATATTGAATCTGGAGTCGGAATAAATGTTGGAGGAATATCTGAAAGTTTTGTTACATGGACTACGGGTCAGCAATACATAATAGGACAAATAGTTAAATTTAATAATGCGTACTATAGAACAACTACAACTAATACAGCATCAACTAAGTTTAATCCTTCACACTTTGATGCATTATCAAGTTTACCAATAGTCGGCGGAGTTACAGCTAAGTTTAGAGATTCTTGGAATCGCACTACGGTTAAAGTTGCACCTTACGGCACACAGTTTTCTAGTGTGCAAGAAGTTGTAGATTTCTTATTAGGATATGAACAATATCTAACTGATCAAGGATTTGTCTTTGACGAATTTAACGAAAAATTAGAAGCAGTTGCAAACTGGTCCACTAGTGCTAAAGAGTTCATGTTCTGGACTACACAGAATTGGTCAACGGGTAGTACAGTGTGGGCAGATTGGATGCCGAACCAACCTTATAATTATAGTAGCATTGTACGATTCAACGGTAGTTATTATAGTGCTCAATATAATATTCTTGCACAGGGAGATTTTGAAAGTACTCAATGGACATTGTTACCCGGTCTAAGCAATGTAGGTAGTAGTGTAATTAGTCTAAGCCCAGCAGCCAAGAACATAACATTTAATACAACACTAGCGGTTGTCGACGATATTAAAAATCCTTTTAATAGATATGAAATTTTTAAAGTAGACAGCACACCTATTCATCCCAATGAGCTAGACAGCTACAGAATTGGCAATACTGTTTCCTATAGCCCTCGTACTACAGACGGCATTTATTGCGCTAGTTTCTATCTAATACAAAACGAACATGTGGCAATTATTAATAACGTAGATATATTCAACGATGTTATATATAATCCACCAAGCGGATATCGTAGAGAGCGTATTAAATTATCTGGATATGTAACCGAAGGATGGTATGGCGGTTTAGATATTCCAGGATTTATATTCGATGGTGCTAAAGTACAAGGCTGGCAACCGTGGCAAGATTATAACATGGCAGATGTTATAGCTTATCAAGGATACTATTATAGTGCTAACTCGTTCATTGCAGGATCTTCTACATTTACATCATCTCAATGGAATAGATTATCAAAACAGCCATCTGCACAGCTAACTCCTAACTGGACTAACTCAGCTACTCAGTTTACAGATTTCTACGGACTAGAGATTGACAATTTTAATACACAGCAACAGGTATTTGCTCAACATCTAATCGGATATCAGAAGCGTCAATATCTTAATAATATAATACAAGATCCCGTAAGCGAATTTAAATTCTATCAAGGCATGATACGTGATAAAGGTACACAGAACGTACTTAATCATTTGTTCGGAGTACTTAATGCAGATAAAGTTGAGAGTCTAACATTCTATGAAGAGTGGGCAATTCGTGTTGGACAATACGGCGCTTCTAACGCATTTGAAGATTTTGAAGTTATTATCGATCAAAACAAATATAAAAATAATCCCCAAGGCTATTACCTATCAAGTTCTTCAAACAATAATATCAGTTATACTATAAACCAACTAGTGCCAAATGACATCTATATTAAACCGTTAGGTTATAATAGTAAGCCATTTCCAATATTAACAACTGCTAAACAGTTCCTACGTAGTGCAGGTTATGTAAACCCTATTGATATTACCTATAATATAGGTTCTTTTGATCATATCTACGATACTGATTCTAACGGAAATCTAAAATATCCTGTATCCGGAATCGGTAACGGACAGTATATATGGACATCATTTAACGTTAATAGTTGGAACGTTTATAGATTTACAGATTTACAAATTCGTGTTACTAATGTAGTCTACACTTCAGATACAAAAACATTAACTATCACTACACAAAATTTAATTCCGATTAGTGTGGGAATGTATGTTGGTCTAGTGCAAGTTAATAGTATAGCAGGATTTTATAAGGTTACTAGTGTAAGTTTAAATTCCTTTACAGTAGTCAGCCCGTCTACTCTAGTAGTACCGTCACCGTTTACACAAACTAGTCAGCTAGTAGTCTATGCATTAACTCCCCAGAGAGCAATATCTATAGACACAATTGATACTGTGTCGTTATCACATTTAGATCCTGGAACTCTTATCCGGACTGACGATTCTGGTAATGGCACTTGGGCAGTTTGGCAATATAACAGCGTGTATACTACACAAGATATACCTGATGTATCTCCGTCAACTAATTTTAACTTTGGTTCTAGTCTATCAGTTAATAGACAATCATCAATACTAGCAGTCGGCGATAGTCAAGGCTCGGTTTTAATGTATGATAAAGCTGGAACATCAGTTAAGTGGATAAGACGAGGATCAATCACTTCACCATTTATATCAAATAATGGCCCGATTACATCAAAACAAATTGCATCACTTTCAGCAATAAGTGATGACGGCACATGGTTGGTTACCGGAAGTCCATTTGCTGGTTATGCCGCCACTGCATATAAAGGAACCTATAATAGCAGTTTAACTTATCCTATTGATAGTATAGTTTCTGTTCAGAACTCTACAAACAACTATTCATATTACCAAGCTCTGAGAGCAGTACCAATAAACACAGTACCGACTAATGCAACCTATTGGTTCAAAGCACCGTACATCCCTGTAAGTAAATTATCGGGAACAGATTCGACATTAGCAGGACAAGGTGTTATTAGTATATACTTAAAAGATCTAGACAATAATTATAATCTAATAGACACTATCGTTAGTCCTTTACCTGCCGCCAATGAACACTTTGGATCTAGTTTTGCATTTGGTAACAACAGCTTGTATGTAGGCGCTACTGGATACAACAATGGTGCTGGCCGAGTTTATAAATTATCATACACTACAACTGTACAGGTAACTACGCAATACAATCCAGTTGGTAGCCTAAATAGTATACTAGCAGTTAGTTCAACTAGCGGCATACGTGCCGGAATGATAGTACAGGGTAAAGGATTTACCAAGGGTCAAATTGTAGAAGCTGTGTTAAGCCCGACTACATTAAGTTTAAGCGGAACTCCGGATACAGGTGTTGTTCCGACCGGCATACTTAAATTTGTAACTAATAGTTGGACATACGATTGGAATGAAAATTATGTAGGCACAGCCTCTAGTGCATTAGGTACTAGCATTTCGACTAGTACAAATGCATCAACTCTTGCAATCACGTCAACCGGAACTGTACATATCTATAAAAACACCGGAAGTAGCATGATAGCATTGCCTTCGATAACAGGCAGTGATTCCTACTTTGGTCAAGGAGTAGCTGTATCACCCGACGGCAACTATATTGCAATTTCTAATGATACCGAAGGAGTAGTAAGTCAAGCTGGCGGAGTAACGATATACTCATATACTAATGGTAGTTATACATCATATCAGACACTAGTAAATCATCGACCAGAGACTAACGGGTTGTTCGGCAATAAACTAGCATTTATGTCCGACAATACTATTGCGGTCTATAATAAAAACGGCGATAGTAAAATAACTACAGGGTTTGATAATAACACTACAACCTTTGATAAAAAATCTACTAATTTTGTAACATTAGAAGTAAACAGCGGCCGAGTTGATGTTTATGATAGATATAATACCAAGTGGGTCTTCAGTGAAAGCCTTAAATCAACTAATCTTCCTAGTGACGGATATGGCACTGGATTCGCTGTAGGCTCTAATCAAATAATAGTAAGTGCACCAAATGCTACTGATCAAAGCCTAGCATCTGGTCTAGTGTACAGTTACGGAAAATCTGACGGCGCTTACTCTTGGTCTCAATATGAAAAACAAGACCTAGTTGCCGATGTTAGTAAAATTAAAAAGGCATTCTTATATAATAGAAAACTAGGAGAACTAGTAACTTATCTTGATATAGTTGACCCATTACAAGGTAAGATTCCTGGACCGGCACAAGAAGAATTAACCTATCAGACATTTTACGATCCTGCCAACTATTCATACAGCGACGAAACTATAGAGAGCGCAGTAGTTGATACTAATGCATTCTGGGCAGATCAGGAAGTTGGTCAACTTTGGTGGGATTTAAGAACTAGTAAATTCTTAGAAAATAACTTTGGAGATCCAGCATATAGAAATAGTGCATGGAATACACTTGCACAAGGTGCTAGTATTGATATCTACGAATGGGTTTCTACAAACTTGTTACCAGCTAATTGGGATATTCAAGCAGACACTCCAGAAGGCATAGCTATGGGTATTAGCGGTAAGAGTTTATACGGTAATTCTGCCTATAGTGTAACACAAGTGTATGACAACATCAGTAAGTCATTTAGAAATACCTATTATTTCTGGGTTAAAAATAAACGACTAGTGCCGCCAAATGTTAGCGGACGACACATGGCCGCCACTGGTATAGCATCGTTAATTGCTAATCCAAGAAGTCAAGGGTATACATGTTTAGCTATTACAGGGGTAGATTCGTTTAGTCTAATAAATGCCGCACAATATCTAAAAGGTACTGATGTAGTACTAGCTGTAGAATATTGGACGATTGACAAAGTTGATCAAAATGTTCACAGTCAATGGAAGTTAATTAGCAATGACACATTAGTAAACTTGCCGAAGGATATTGAACAAAAATGGTTTGATAGTTTATGTGGCTCCGACAGTGCCGGTCGTTCAGTACCCGATCCTGCGTTACCAGTTAAATTGCGTTACGGTATTGAAAACCGTCCACGTCAAAGCATGTTTGTTAATCGTATCGAGGCTCTAAAAGAATTTATTGAGAGTGTTAATTTAATTCTAAGTACATATCAAACAACAGAACTAAGAGATATTAGTCCGTTAGAAAGATATGAACCAATTCCTAATGTAATCTACGGCCTGTATGATGCCGCCGTTGACACCTACGCAGAGCTTGTATATGCTAGTATTGGATCATTCTCATCTGCTACAGTAACACCGGTGATAGTTAATGGAAGTATAACAGGTATTAATATTATTAATTCCGGTAAAGGTTATGTAAATGCACCGTATATTATGATCTCAGGATCAGGCACAGGCGCAAATGTACGTGCAATAATTAACACTCTAGGAGAAATTACCGGAGCGAAGATTATCAACGGAGGCAACGGGTATAACATTAATACTCAGTGTTCAATACGTAGTTACTCAGTACTTGTTAATAGTGATGAGACTGCAGGTAATAGTTGGAGTATCTATTCATATGATACTATGACAAACTTGTATTCTAAAGTGTTAACACAATCATACGACGTTCGAAATTATTGGACTTACAGAGATTGGTATTCTACAGGTTATAATCAATTTAGTGCACCTGATCTAACAGTTGATAATTTTGTAGATTTAAACACAGCACAAGATTTGTTCTTCCGACTAGCACGTGACGGTACCGAACAACCGGGCCAGCTAATCAAAGTTTTAAACGGCAATTCAGGAAAATGGGTGTTGTTATATAGATACTCAACTGTAATTTCAGTAGACTGGACTCAAAGTTATCAAGTAGTTGGTATACAGGATGGTACTATACAATTTAACAGTGATTTATATAAATTTGCCGGCACAGTTATTGGCTATGATTCTAATATTTTTGACAATGCAGACTTTGACGTTCAGGCGAATGCAGAATTACGAATTATATTAAACACTATTAAGAATAACATATTAATTGAAGATCTTAAAAAGAATTATTTAGATTTATTTTTAAGCAGTCTCCACTATGCACATAGCGAACAGCCATTTATTGATTGGGCCTTTAAGACTAGTTTTGTACGAGCAACACATACTGTTGGAACTCTCAACCAACCAGTTAATTATCCAGTCGATAACTTAAGAAATTTCCAAGATTATGTTTCGGAAGTTAAACCTTATAGAACTAAGGTTAGAGAATATATCAGTCAATACACCGGTGTTGACACAGACCATAGTGCAGTTACAGACTTCGACCTACAACCCAACTATACAAATAATAGGATTAGACCAGTTGAAGCAACTTATTCAAATAATAGTATAAGTGTAGTAGATCCGGCGATTCGAACATATCCTTGGAAGTTTTGGAATGATAATGTTGGATTTAGTATAACTGAAATTAAAATTGTTGACGGCGGCTCTGGCTATGCAAACATACCAGAAGTAATTATTAGTATGCCAACTGGTCCTAATTCGGTACCTGCTACCGCGGTTGCCTACATTACTAACGGCAAGGTCAATAGGATCGTACTAACTAACATCGATCAATATGGTAGTGCAGGAAAAGGTTACTTATCTGCTCCTACAATAACAATTAATGGCGGATTAAACATAGATGGAGTTGCCGCTAAAGCTGTAGCAATTATTGGTAATAGTGTAGTACGATCAAATCTTACAGGATTACGTTTTGACCGTGTTAATCAAACTTATTACTTGGCAAATTTACAGCAAGTAGATAGATTTAAAGGTACCGGTTCTCGACTACAATTTAGTTTGTCATGGGCACCAGATATACGTGCCGGCCAATCTAGTGTAACAGTTAATAGTATTCCTGTGCTTAGGGAATTATATACCTTAGCAACAGTTACATCTACATCTGCAGGATATACACAATATACAGGAAAGATTACATTTGTTACAGCACCTGCCGCGGGATCTTCTGTAGTAGTAACTTATAATAAATCACAAGATGTATTAACAGCTTCGGATCGTATACAATATTATTATAATCCAACAACCGGACAACTAGGAAAAGACCTTACCCAACTAATGACTGGTGTCGATTACGGTGGAGTTATAGTCAGTGGGTTAGGATTTAATATTGCAGGCGGCTGGGGAGCTAGTCCGTATCTTACAGACTCTTGGGACAGCAGACCTGCGACCTTTAATGATTATGCAGTCCAAGTAGGAGCAAATACGCACGATTTTATTTTACCGTTTACACCTCCTGTTGGAACAGCAATTAACATCTATTTTTCAAGACTAGTAACACAATCGTACACGTCGGATGGTGTTAGTACACAGTATGCATACGATTCTACTTTACAAAATGTATCAGCAACTGTTGTATCGACTACTACTACAACAACAGTTACTACAACTTATATTACATCGGAAGTTATTAACGGAACAACTATTAAGAGTGGCGGGTATACACTACTAGTCGCTAGTACCGTAGGAATTGTGCCCGGCATGATTGTTAAAGGTACTGGTTTTTCAAAGAATCAAAAGGTAGTCAATGTAATTAATTCAACAACGCTGACTATAGATAATGTAGCTGATGGGTTCCCGTCAACTGACGAAGTTCTAACTTTTTCTAATATAGCTGGTAGTTTTATCTTAACAGTTGCTAGTACTTCAGGGCTAGTAGTAGGGGATATAGTAACCGCTACTGGTACAAGTAGTACAGCCTTTGCATACGGAACAGCGATTACAGCAATTAATTCTTCTAATTCTGTTACACTTAATCAGATTTTATATTCAACTATTGCATCCGGAACAACGATAACATTTACACAAAATCTAGTTGAGCCGACTACAGTGGTTATTAATGCGTCAGGAACAATCCAATTACTCCAAGCATACCCGGCAGGAAGCACAATTAATATTATCGGACAACGTCTTCCTGTGAGATTAGACGATCCTCACTATGGACTAGTAGCTACTAGTACTTGGGCACCTGGTACTAACTATGCAATCAACAGTCTAGTACTAGTTGATAGTATTTCTTATATTTGTAAAAGAACTAACATTGCCGGGACTACGTTTGCCTTAGATTTCTCATTAGGATATTGGGCATTAATAAATTCAAACGCTATAATCCCAACTCCGGTGATTGGTGTAAGTGTAATCACTGACGTTGTAGATGGCGGTGCAGGAGGCGCAAGCCTGTCTATATCATTTAGTAGTGTAGTTGATTCTGGTACAGCATCTACTATCGAAGATACAATACTCGACGGTGGAATTATAAATGATTCACCGACAAATGTTATTGAAATTCCTGCAACATTTACAGTATTAGAGGGTGACGAATTTATCCTAAGAGAATCAACTAGCGATGGATCAGTACCAACTCCGGACGAGATCTACGACAGTAAGATAGATGGCGGAAATTTAATTTATTCAACAGCTACCGGCATCGCCGCAGACGACATTGTACTCGACGGCGACGGATTTGTCACACCGACATCGAGCCCAGCGACCGAAGAAGTAGTTCCTGGACAAGTTGTAGACACGTTAGCAATTAAAGTTTACGATAAATCTCCAAACGGTGCCGCAAATATTAAAGTGAATTCGTATCTAACAGACGGAGTAACTAAATCATTTGCCATCGGTCAAACTCCTAATAGTCCTAGAGCTGTAATAGTTAAACTAGGGACTAGTATAAAAACATACGGCACAGATTATACAGTTGATTATTCAAATAAATTAATCAACTTTAAAACTATTCCTAGCTTAGGACAATTAGTTACAGTATTCAGTATAGGGTTTAACGGAAATAATATTTTAGATCTAGACTACTTTATCGGTGACGGCGTTACAACTGAATTTATAACTCGAGCTCCTTGGGTAACTTTAGTCACACCGTTAGTATATGTAAACGGAGTCTCAGCTACGGTTGAGTTATTTGAAACTGATACTACGTATTCTTTCTCTCATGCTGTGGGACTTAGATTTTTAACGCCTCCTGCAATCGGTGCACTAATTAACTACATAATTGTCAGTGGAAGCCAACAAACTTTTGCTATTACCAAGACTGAAACAGTTATAACTACCGGAGCAAGTACATATACACTACAATATCCGATAGGCAAAACTCTACCAAACGAAAGTAATATGATTGTTAGAGTTGACCAGTCAATATTACAAGCACCAATTAATAGTTACTATACAATTTCTAATAATAAACTTACCTACGTCGTTAACCCTTCTAAGTCATTGCCATATTCTACTGCTGTTACTGACATCTATGCCTATGCCGACGGAAATCGATTAACATTAGGTCGTGACTACACCGTTGACCCAGCTGGTATCTCGGTTATTATTAATAATAATGTATACTCAACTTATGAAGGTAAACAATTAATTATAAGTATAATTTCAAATGACGGTTATAGTTATAACCCTAACACCAGTCAAATTACATTTGCGCCAGGTGTTATCGTTGGAAACACACAAACTGTAGAAGTAGTTAGTAGTTATCTGCATGATACTTTAGATATCCAAAGAACTGCGGTTGAGTATTCTGCTTCTTATAGATTAACACCGGGCAGTATTGCTTTTTATCAATACAATGCAATCGGCGGCGGATTAATACAGCTTGATAGACCAGTTATCGATGCTAGCTATGTTTGGGTAACTAAAAATTCAGCGTTACTATCACCGGGTGTTGACTACAAACTAAATGATGACTTCCAAAGTTTACGTCTCACGCAACCAATAACTACTGCAGATAGTTTAGAAATAATTACTTTTAGTAGCAATATACTACCTTCAAGCGGCATATCTTATATGCAGTTTAAAGATATGCTTAATCGAGTGACTTATAGACGCTTGAATGCTAATAAGAGAACAGTATTAGCTGAAGATCTACGCTGGAATAGTACTCAAATAACAGTAGCCGATGCATCAGGGCTAGATCAACCAAACACTGCAAACAATAATCCTGGAGTGATTGAAATTCGCGGTGAACGAATAGAATACTTCCAAATAGATTATTCAACAAACATTCTAAGTCAGTTACGTCGAGGCACACTAGGAACCGGAGTTTATAATATAAACAGAGCAGGATCGTTTGTACAGAACATCGGATCTAGCGAAACAATCCCATATGCTGATACAACAATAACTGACACGGTAGCATCCTCAGGTCTTGGTACCCCTAGGGTATCAGGATCTATCATATCTACTACTTCCGAAGTAGTAGAACCGATTCCAAATTTTGCCATTATGACAACAGCTGGACAGCTATCAGTAACACCCGGTACCTACTATGTTGGTCAAGTAGTAGCTATGAGTGGTTATCCAATCCACGCTACTCTCACAGGAGTTACATCACTAGGAACCGCAGGTCAGTTCAGTTGTACAGCAAGTCCAAAAACACTAGTAGTAGGTCAGACTATAGTTGCTACAGGAATTACTATAGCCGCAACACTTTCAAACATTGCTATTACTTCTACCAACGGACAATTCAGTTGCTCGTCGAGCCCAACGCCATTAGTCGTTGGACAACAGGTAACTATGACCGGATTAGTAGTTGTAACACAGTCTATTACAGGTGTAGTAATCACAGGACCGGGAGGACAGTTTAGTTGTACGTCTTCACAAATACCTCTGGCAATAGGCCAAACTATTACAATTTCTGGAAATTTTGGAGTAGGATCTAGTCAAGGAAGTATTACAGGATATACTAGTCCGTCTACCTATACTATTGTTTCTACTAATGGTAGAACATCATTTATTTTAGCTGTCATCGGAGGCGGTGCACTAACAACATCAATAGGAATTCCAACCGGATTGACCTATACACTAACAGCAGGATCAGGTAGCATACAAAATTATCTTGCACCTGCAACTTATGTTATCAGCGAAACAAATGGTTCAACAACATTTACATTAAAAACTCTAGGTGGACAGCCTCTTGTAACCACAACAGGTATTCCGGCAGCGGCACCGACGATCGCTACAGGGTTAGGAATAAGTTTAACTGCTGGTACTATTACAGGATATTCTGGAACACAGGCTAGATATTTTATCTCAGCTACAAACGGATCAACGACATTTACACTGTCATCAACTTATCCTACAGTGACTCCTGTTGTTACTACGTTAGGAGCTATGTATGGACAGCAATATAGTTTGAGCGCGGCCAGCATTAATAATTATACTAATCCAACGAACTACTATATCGTTGATACTAATGGTACGGATCAAATTACACTATCGTCAACACAAGGCGGAACTCCAGTTACGTCATCAGTTGGTACTCCTTCGGGACTCGTAGCTAACGTAGTTATTAGTCTAGTAACTTTAGACAGTAACAGTGGACTAGCCGCCTTACAAAAATTAGTTGTTATAGGGGACGGCGGCGGTGGCCTAACTCCGGGACCATATTATATTGTCGATCCTAATGCTGGAAAAAATCAAGTTACTATAGCTACAAGTCTTGCACTAGCTAAGGCAGGTAAACCAGTTAATACCTTAACCACTACGGTATTGTCAAATACCACATTTAGTGCAGGTGGACAGGATATTAGTATCGGATTTACTCCTTCAAATGCTGATCAAATAGATGTATTTGTTGGAGGATATAATACTGTATCTTGGGCAGCCGATACTTCTTATACTGCGGGACAAATAGTATCAACCGGTGCATACACTTATCGATGTGTCGTAGCACATACTAGTTCAACATCGTTTGGAAACGACCTTACTAACTGGCATTTCTTTGTAGAAAATGTACGCTTGAAGAAAAATGCATATAGTGTGTTTAACATTAACCAAGCACCTTACAGCCCAGCAGGAGATGTAGCTTTCCCAGCAGATTTTATTGTTGATGGCACTACTGCAACAGTAACTTTAACAAATCCGTTGACTCTAGGAACGCAAGTTACTGTGGTTAAAAAGACAGGTATCGCTTGGGATGGCGATAAGAATACCCCAGTGAACATACTAAATGATAATTCTGCTATTGCTAACTTTATCAAGGCAGCTCCTGGAATTTGGTACACTGAATACAATCAAATAAGTAATAGTACGATCAAAGGAAATTTTGACAATACTACTGTGTTATTTGACAATAATAATACAATAACATTCGATCAAGGATAAGATATGACACAACAGATAATTGCCACCGGCTCAACGGCAAATGACGGTACTGGGGATACACTTCGAAGCGCCGGCACGAAAATAAATGCAAATTTTTCGGAATTGTATGCTAACATTTATACATTGCCAACTGCACAACCTCCGGCAAATAATTTAGGTATACCGTTTGCCGGAAGACTAGGCGGAGTAATACCAGACGGTAATACGATTACTATCACAAACGGAGTTATCAGTGCTGTGTCAAGCGCGGCCTCAGCTGGTGCATTAACTGGCACAGATTTAAAGTCAACTATAGTCAACTCGAGTTTAACTAGTGTTGGCACCCTAACAAGTCTAGCAGTCAGTGGCCCGACAACATTATCTACATCACTAAACGGTTTGTTAAAAAGTACAAATGGTCTAGTATCCTCGGCAGTTGCAGGTACAGATTATCTAGTACGAGGAAGCCTTAGCGTTACAGTTGCTACTAATAGCGGTAACGGCAATTTAACTTATAGTAACGGCATCTTTACATTTACACCTCCATTGCTTCCAAATTACACAGTGACGACAGCTACTGCTAGTGGCGCAGGATCATTGAGCATAAGCGGAACAGTGTTTACATACACACCTTACAGTTTGCAACCAGCCACTACAGCTACACTAGGCGGTGTTAGACCTGACGGTTCAAGTATTACAATTAATGGTAGTGGCGTAATTAGTACAAATTTATCCGGAACAGTTGTATTTAAAGGAACATGGGACGCAAGTACAAATACTCCTACACTAGCTAGTGGAGTAGGTACGCAAGGTTGGCAATATGCTGTTAACGTTGCCGGTACACAAAATTTAGGTAACGGCTCGCAAGTTTATAATGTTGGTGATTTTGTAATTTATGACGGTGCTAACTGGATTGATATATCTGGAACTACTGGTGTATCAACCTTTAATACCAGAGCTGGTGCAGTTACATTATCAAACAGTGATGTTATAACAGCATTAGGATTCACTCCTTACAATTCTACCAATCCAAGTGCATATCTAACAGGAGTTTCTCAGCTTCAGGTTACATCAGCATTGGGGTATATTCCAATGCAGTCAAGTGACTTAACTGTTACAACTAATGCAGCCAGCGGCTCTGGCAGTTTAAGTTATTCAAGCGGTGTGTTTACATTTACTCCTTATGCTTTGCCGACTGCGACTACAACAGTTCTCGGTGGTGTTAAGATTGACAACAGCACAATTAAAATTACCAATGGCATTATTTCTGTTAGCAGTGCATTAACTAGTGCTACACAATTTAAAGGAAACTGGGATGCAACTAATAACTCTCCGTTACTAGGAGGAAGCCTGCCTGCAGGTGTTGTTGCTGGATGGGAATATATTGTCAGTGTAGCTGGAACCAGAGATATAGGTAATGGAAGTACAGCATACGGCATTGGGGACCTAGTGATTTACGATGGCTCTAAATGGGTACGTATCCCGGGCGGTAATGCTGTTACATCGTTTAACACACGTCAAGGAGCAATTACTTTAACCAGCAGTGATGTTACAACTGCACTAGGCGGAGTACAAAATGCCAATAAACTATTAGCTGGACCGTCAACTGGTGCTGATGCAACACCGACATTCCGTGCTTTAGTGGCCGCAGATATTCCTGCATTAAGTTATATCAGTAGTGTAACAAGTCAAACACAAAATTATGTATTAGCCGCACCAAACGGATCTCCTGGTTCTCCAACATTCCGTGCATTAGTAGCCGCAGATATTCCCACACTAACCGGTTACATTAATACAAGCTCAACTGGACAAACAATTACAGACACATCGGGCACTATAAACTATTCATTGAAAATAGCAAATGGAACAACCGGTGCAGTATTTGGCATTGGTACTGGCACTAATGCATATGGTATTGCTAACGATGCTCTTAACAATAGTATCTCGGGATATGTTCCTTATACAGTGAGTGCAAGTACAATAACATTCAAAGCTGGCGCAACACCTGCTACTGCATTGAGTATTGCAAGTAACGGTGCAGTAACTATTGGCACATTAGCAGGATTATTAAAAGGTACTAGTGGTGTTATATCAGCTGCCGCGGCATCGGATATTAATACAACATTTGGAAGTCAAACACAAAACTATGTTTATGCCGCACCAGGCACTGGTGGTAACGGTAATCCAACATTCCGTGCATTAGTGAATGCAGATTTACCGACTACAATAACAGCAACAGCCGCAACAGCTACATTAACAAGTACAGCCGCAAGTCTAGGCTATATTGGTAGCCCAATTAATACACAAGCTAGTACATATACACTAGTGATAGGCGATGTTGGTAAAACAATTTATGCTGGCGGAAATTTAACTATTCCAGCCAATGCCAGTGTAGCATTTCCAGTAGGTACAATTATCAACGTGATAGCCAGCGCAGGTATTACTATAGCAATCACAAGTGATACATTACAATGGGGCGGACAGGCCACAAG